TGAGCAAAGACCTCGCCAGTGCTGCTGGCAAGAAGGGCCGGCAGAAGCGGTCTGAGAAGAAGACCCCCCCGGCATAGGGTCCCCCCACTATGGGTCCCTTTTGGCGGGGTCCCTAAACGGGTCCCTTGATTCCAAGTATAGCATATAGGGGGATGACATGGGTAAACATGACCATCTTATTCAAGAGATTACGAGTGCTTTAGAGAATACGGTCCCGACCACAAAGTATGTGCATGTGGTTAAGTGCCTCAAGCGGTGTCAGGAACTATTGGGTCAGGCGGCAGCGCATGTAGAGGACGTTGAGTTTAAGACAGACCTTCAGATTTATGCAGCGTCCCTAAACTTCTTCTTTGACGATCTTGGGAACCATCCCAAAGCCTATGTTGACATCACCAATGGCTACGATCCCGTTGCGCATCTGCAAAAGCTCGGGATTGTTCCCGGCGAAAGCGAGGCTAGGGACCCTCTGGCGCGGGACCTGAAAGATGTCCTTAAAGACATATCTAAGTCTAAAGCTAAAGCCCGCGCTAAGAAGAAGCGGAGCCGCAAATGAACACGCGCGGCGACATAGCTAACGAAAGCAATCGTAAACTGTACCAGAACCATCTGGCCTCAATGGCAAAGCTGCGGGAAGCCCGGCTGCGCATTGAGGAGCTGGAAGCTCAGGTAGACCGGCTGCGGGCGGCTATATACGACATGTCAGCCTACATATCTCGGGACAATTCCTGTTACATGGAGCCGCAGACGCGAGAAGTGCTGAGGGAAATCAATGGCGGCTCTAAATAGGGCAAAGGCGATATGCACAACCCTGAGCTTATATTTATCTTCATTGTCATCTTGGCGGGGATTGGCCTCGCCATAGTACATTTGGAAGAATGACATGCCAGTCCTTGAGATTGACGGCCAAAAGATTGACGTTGACCGCCAACTTATGGAACTGGACCGCGCTGACTGTGAAGATGATCTCTATACGTTCCTCAAGGGCGGCTGGAAGTACATAGACGCCTCGCCTTTCACTGACGGCTGGCCCATTCAAGCTGTAGCTGAACACCTACAGGCTGTAGCGGACGGAGAGATCAGGCGGCTCATCATCAACATCCCGCCCCGCTGCTCTAAGTCTACCCTCACCTCTGTAGCTTTCCCCGCATGGGTATGGGCGCAGCCTTGGCTAACACCAACGTCCGGGCCCGGCGTTCAGTTCCTTCATGCCTCCTACGCTCAACAGCTTTCTCTCAGGGATAGCGTCAAATGCCGCCGTCTCATTGAAAGTCCGTGGTATCAGGAGCGGTGGGGCGAGCGGTTTAAGCTCACCGGCGACCAGAACACCAAGACCCGGTTTGACAATGACAAGAACGGCACCCGGCTCTCAACGTCTGTTGGCTCGGCTCTTACGGGCGAAGGCGGCTCGATTATCGTTGTTGACGATCCTAACGCGGCCCAAGAAGCTCATTCAGAAGCCACGATCCAAACCACGATTGAGTGGTGGGACTCTGCGCTCTCAACCCGCCTCAATGACCCAAAGACTGGCGCGTTCATTGTCATTCAGCAGCGGCTCTCCGAGGAAGACCTGACCGGTCATATCATGTCCAAAGACGTAGGGGAGTGGACCCACCTGTGTCTGCCCATGCGCTATGAATGGCAACGGCACAGCTACACCTCCATTGGTTGGCATGACCCCCGTGGCCTGACAGATGATGGCACCCCCCTCATTGAAGTGACCGACGATGGCGAGCGGATTCCTGTGTCACCTGAAGCACAGGTGGAGCTAGAGGACCGCGAAGGCGCTCTTCTCTGGCCTGAGCGCTTTGGCGACCGCGAAGTCGCCATTCTGGAAAAGCAACTGGGCCCGTGGGCGGCTGCCGGCCAGCTTCAGCAGCGTCCAGAACCCAAGGGTGGCGGCATCATTAAGCGAGATTGGTGGCAACCATGGGATAACCCCATCTATCCCAACATGGACCTCATCATCGCCTGCCTAGATACCGCCTACACCAGCAAAACAGAGAACGATCCGTCCGCTCTGACCATCTGGGGCGTGTTCTCTGGTGACGTTGTAGCTCAAAACGTCAAAGCCCTCGGCGGCTCAGAGCGGTCCTACTCGGAAAGTCACCCTAGAGTCATGCTCATGTACGCTTGGCAGGGGCGTCATGAGCTACATGACCTCGTGTCACGGGTGTCAGATAGCTGCCGGAAGTTCAAAGTTGACACGCTTCTTATCGAGAATAAGGCGGCAGGCCATTCCGTAGCCCAAGAAATCCGTCGTTTGTACGGTTTTGAGCGGTTTGGCGTGCATTTGTTTGACCCAAAAGGTCAAGATAAGGTAGCAAGACTGTACTCAGTCCAGCATTTGTTTGCAGAAAACATCGTTTTCGCGCCAAACAAGCAATGGGCCGAGATGGTAATCGCCCAAGTCGGCCAATTTCCAAAAGGAAAGCACGATGACTTGGTGGATACCGTGTCAATGGCGATGCGGCACCTCCGCGACACCGGAGTTTTGATCCGTGGCGAGGAATGGTCGGCTGAAGCTGAAGCAAATATGACGTTCCAAGGCAATAATACTTGGGCTCCGTTGTATCCGATCTGATTTAGGGTGAGGAAATGTCCAGCGTACTGGCTCAAGCTGTAGTTGACGTGCTAATTCCGCCTTCTGTGTTCAGTCTGGGCAAGTTTAAGGTGGAAGTTTGGGGCAAAGAACCACACGACTACGTGCGTCACTATGAAATTCAAGCTAAATCAGATACACTTGCCGCCCAAGAGGGCATCCGCCGCTTCGTTGAAGAGATGGAGCAGCTAGGCTCTGAAGAGGAATAGTCATGCCGCTTACGCCCGGTCTTGTTCCCAACATCCGTCAGGCTGGCCCTGAAGCAGAAGGGTTGCCTAACGAGACTGAGGTGATTGTTGAGTATGATGAGGGCGGTCAAGAAGATCGTCCTGAGATGGATGTTGATGGAAACGTCCTGAAGATTGAACACGCAGACGGCTCTATCTCTGTTTCACTAGATGGCAGACCTATTGAACGCGCCCGTGAACGCTCTGGCGGGGGTTGGTTTGACAATCTAGTTGAGGACATTGACAGCACAGAGCTGTCACGCATCTCATCCGACCTTATGAAAGGCATCCAAGATGATATGGATAGCCGCAAGGAATGGATTGAGGATCGCGCGCAGGGCATCAAGCTCCTTGGCTTGAAGATTGAGATACCCGGACTTGCTGGCGCGTCAGATGGCGCACCGGTTGAGGGCATGTCAAAGGTCCGACACCCTCTGTTGCTGGAAGCGGTGCTTAGGTTTCAGGCCAACGCGAGATCAGAGCTTCTTCCCACTGACGGTCCGGTAAAGATCAGGAACGACTCTACACGTTCCACGCTGCAACAAGATCAAATGGCTAATGCACTCCAGCGTGATCTCAATCATTACCTGACAAGCATTGCCACTGAGTATTATCCTGACACCGACCGCATGTTGCTCATGCTTGGGTTTGGTGGCTCTTCGTTTAAGAAGGTGTACTTCTGCCCGTTGCGTAATCGCCCGGTGTCGGAAAGCGTTGATGCAGACGATCTGATTGTCAACAACGCCGCCACTGATCTAAATAACTCAAAGCGCATTACGCATCGCGTGTATATGCGTCCGTCCACGGTCAAGCGCCTGCAAATTCTTGGCGTTTACCGTGACATTGATCTTTCCACGCCAAAGGCCCCGCAGCTTGATAGCGTTCAGCGCGAACAGATGAGCCAACAGGGCATTAGCCCCGATAGCTACAACCCTGATGATCGTGACCGTGAAATCTTTGAGTGCTACTGCGAGTTGAATATCAGCGGCTTTGAGCATCGGTACAAGAGTAAAGAGACCGGCTTAGAGATTCCTTACCGTGTCACGATTGACGCCTCTACCAAAGAAATCCTGAGCATTGTCAGGAACTATGATGAGGACGATCAGGAACTCCCAACTGCCCGCCAGAACTTTGTGAAGTATACGTTTGTTCCGGGGATGGGCTTTTATGACATCGGCCTTCTTCATATTCTGGGCAACACGACTAACGCTATCACTGCTGCGTGGCGTGAGCTACTTGACGCTGGCATGTATAACAATTTTCCCGGCTTCCTTATGGCGGACACGGGGGCACGCCAAAATACGAATATCTTCCGCGTTCCTCCGGGTGGAGGCGCAACTGTTAAAACAAATGGTATGCCTATCACGCAAGCCATAATGCCGCTGCCGTACAAAGAGCCCTCGGGCGCTTTGATGAACCTTGTCACGCAGATGGCCGAGACGGGTATGCGCGTGGGCGGCACGTCTGAAGTCATGGTGACAGAAGGCAAGCCGGATGCGCCGGTTGGCACGACGCTCGCCATGATTGAGCAGGCGCAGAAGGTTGTTAACTCTGTCCATAAGCGGATGCACGCCTCGCAAGCAGAAGAGTTCACCCTTCTGGCGCGGGAATTTAAGGAGCATCCTGAGAGCTTCTGGCAAAAGAACCGCCGTCCTGCGTTCCCGTGGGATGAGCAGACGTTCATGGCTGCGCTCAATGATTGTGATCTTGTGCCGCAAGCTGATCCCAACACGGCGTCTCAGTCTCAGCGTCTTATGAAAATTATGGCGTTGAAGCAGCTTCAACAGGCAAGCCCGTCTCTCTATGACCCGATTGCGGTTGACACGGCTGCGCTGCAAGCCATTGGCTGGAACAACCCAGAACAGTTCATGGTGCCGTCTTCCGCGCAGGATAAGCCGCCGCCGGAACTCATGAAGGCCATGGCCGACATGGAAAATGACAAGCGGAACTCTGAGGCCCGGATGCTGGATAGCCAGACCCGCGCCAAAGAGACGGACGCTAAGATTGGCACTGAGCAACAGCGTGCGCAGCTTGAGATTATGCGGATGCAGAAAGAGCTTGGCGGCGACGAAGACAAGATGGCGGAAATGCACAATGACCGCCAGAACCGACTTAGCCAAGAACGCACGCAGTTGATTGACTTGGCGCAGGATGTCCTCCAACATCCTGAAAATGTTGGATTAATTGAGCCACTGGTACGGCCCGCTCTGGAAGAAGTCGAGGCTGATCGTCAACAGAAAGGGCTAATGTAATGGTTGCTCCCGTCCTTTTGGCTTTGGAAGCCTTGGCTGCCATGGGCGCTCGTGCTGCCCCGCGTCTCGCTGGAGCCGCTATGCGCGGTTCTGCCGCCACAGAGCGCGCTGAAAAAATTGCTCGCGCCGCTCGTGGCACGCAGAGCATGGAGGGAGCTAATCGCGGCTTTACGCTGGTTGGCAAACCCCAGTTTGGCACCGTGACGCCGGCGGGTCCGGTTACGACGCCTCCGGGTAGCGCGGTTGCTCTCAGGGGCTCTACGACCCCGGCAACCTCTGCCGCTCCGTCTGGCGGAGCGATGACCGCGCAGGGACAGCTTCTTGCTGACCCTCGTATGCAGCGGCTCCTTAATACCACGGGAGCGGCTGGTGCGACGGGGGCCGCTGTGTTGAGCGAATCACCCACGAGCCTTTTGGATTATCTGCCGCAGCGCGCTGAAGGCGACCCCGCCGGAGCGATTGGCCGCCGCAACGCTCCGGTGGATTTTGGCATGTCAGATGCCGCCTACCGGTTTAAAGACCTCCCCGGCTATGAGGGCGAGGGCATGGCTGGTGGCGTTGGCGCAATGCGCTTCTCCGACGATGTGCGCAGTGAGACGCCCGGTCGCGCTATGACGGGCGGCTACACGGATGACGGTCAGGCTGCGTATGCGGCGGCTGCTCGCAAAGCCGTTCCTCTGGCGCGGCAAGTTACCCAAGCGGCGGCGGCTGGCCCGTCCTCCAAGTCCCTCTACGACGAGTACAACCAGTCTATGATGGATGAGGGCGGTGGCCGTGCCGATCTGTTTGAGCGCGCTCGCCGGGCTGAGATGGAAGAAGCCAAGGGCCGGGCATCCGGCGGCAAGGTCGGCGCGTCTAACGCTGGCGCTGGTGGCAAAGATGCAGCCATCCACAAGGCTTTGGAAATCATCCATCACCTTCTGACACAGCGCTGACATGAAGAGGCCGCGTCTCCTTCAGGACCAATACCCCACGCGGTACTTGCCGCATGTGGGGCGTCAGGTCATGCAGGAAGGCGGCGCGCCTGAGAGCCTGTTCCCGCGCAGTCAGGAAGAGGAAAACATCCGCGCCAATGATTTGGTGAACTACGCCAAGCAGTTGGACATGCGTGAACGCATGGCTGACGTTGGCGAGGCTATGGGCCAGACATGGCCTGTCAGGATGGCAAAAGGCATCATGAGCGGCGTGACAGCGCCCGGTGACGCCTATCAGGGACGCCTAGACCCAAAATCCGACGAAGCCATTCAGCGCGCCACGGAACTGGCCGGAACCGTTATGGGCGGCGGTTTTGGCATGGCTCCTGCTGGGGCACTGGGGTCAACAGGCGCTAAACTGGCGGCTTCTGAAGCTGAAAGATTAGCAAGAGCAAGGGAACTTGGTTTTACCAGTGATGTTTATCACGCCACGCGCGCGACGGAGCCTTTTGACGAATTTAGGATGTATCGCGGCCCGCAAAGGCATGATCTTTTAGGGGTGCATGTTGGCAGCTTGCAAGCCGCTGAAGACCGTCTGCGTAAATATTTTGGTAAAGATTATGGGCTTGGAAGTGGGTTGGCTAATGAAAATCAGGCAGGCTCTATTATGCCTTTGCTTGCCCGCATGGAAAAACCATTTGTCAAAAGTAATGGAGAGCCGTTCTCTGAAGCTGAACTGCGCCGAAAAGTAACTGTCTTTGCAGACAAAAATAAACTAAAACCAGACTCTATAAATGCTAAAGTGGCTTACGAAAAATACTTAAAATCACAAGGATATGACCATATCCCATATATCAATTCAGTCGAAGACAGAGGAAATGTCAGTTACTTAATTCTTCTGCCAGAAAACCTACGTTCTAGGTGGGCAGAATTTGACCCTGAGTACGCTAGGCAAATTGGCCTTGGCAAAAACAAGGGCGGCTCTGTTGTTGACAGGGCGCTTATG